CCTGTAAGAGGTATTCCCGCACTCGCCTCCAGCTCCGCATCTGTTATAAAAGATACAAAGTCGTTATCCTCTAGCTCCTCTGCACTTCCAACCGTCTGTGAATCAACTTTTTTCGTCCCTAAATATGTATCTACATCAAATTTGGTTTCATCATCAATATTGGTTGACACAACATGTCTTATATCATTTCCCCTTATGCCGCTGCATTTAGCTGTCGATATCTGACACGATGCCTTTTCGCCACTATTGAGCCTGTAAAAATAAACCGTTGTCGCATGTCTGAATATTTCCCTAATGGGAAGTGCTTCGTCTGCGGTCTGTGCATATCCAAATACAGACATGAATACATCATCGAGATCCTCTGCCTCAACACTGAATATCTCGCCGTCCTTACCCCAATTGAGTTCCATCGGTAATGCACACACTCCCCTGTCGGACATGTCAATGCCAGACCTCTGCGCGGATACGTAATTGATATACGCACCTGGGAGCACTTTATTCTGGCTGGTCCATGTTCCACCGCCTAATGCCATCCTACTTCACCCTGCCTTCCTTAAAATTCTTAATAATATTGTCAGCCTCATCAGTCGTATACTTTTTATCATCTTCCAAAAGAGCATTTAATATATCAACATCATGCTCGTATCTCTTGGCAGCCGTTATCTGCCCCTTGGTATACTCCTGCCTATTAACGTTGTCCATCGTCTCACTCCTTTACATTCTCGTTTACATCTATGTTCTCCATAAGCTCTTCGTCCGTTCTCTTGATTCTGAACACCTGCATTTCATATGTGACTTCAAAATTGAGCACTCCGTCTGTGACATTTCCGCTCATGTTTGTACCCAGCACTGGATAGTCCGCTGCTGTGATGTATTCAAGGCATTCAAAAAGTCTGTCATTGACATTTTCACACTCCGTCCTGTAATCCTGTTTCTCTGGGAAATACTGTACCATGAAGTGGTAGCTCCTCTTGTGCCTGTTCATCACTATATGCTCATCGGTGCTTGTCAGATCGGTAACAAGAAAGCAGGGAACTTCAAGCCCCTGCTCTATGTCATCGGTATATACTGGGTAGCCAAATTCCCTGTCTAGTTTACTGGTTATGCCATTTAGCACGTCATTTTGCATTATTTAAACTCCTCCTGTAGAAACTCAATCAGCCTGCTGTCAACAATGCGCTGTGCCTTGGGCTTTAGCTCCTTAACAGATTTGGAAAGTAGAAACTGCCCTTTAACCCAGCCTTTTTTTAATTTTCTTCCAATCGCTGGAACGTAACGTCCTGGCTGTTGGGTGTGTCCGTACTCCACATATGAGGCATAAGGTACTTGGTTAATCACCTTGATTGTGTGTTTGTTCCCTTGATGCGAAATCTCGCTTGTAGTCCATCCACGTCTTAGCGTGCCGCCTTGATATCCGCCCCAAATCTCACGATAGGTTTGTGCTTTTTTCGTGAGGACTTTTTTCTTTTTGCCTTTTTCATCTATTACAGTTCTAGTTTCCTTTAAATCTATATATTTAGGAACAATACCTGTAGGTGTCTTTTTAACCACCCTTGTAAGTAATCTTGCCGCCAGTTCCTTGTTGCAGTCCTCGCAAAACTGCTCACACCTGCCGTCACTCAGGGCGGCTATCTTATCCCTGAACTCTAAAAGCTCGCTGAAATCGGTATTTGACATATTACGCCCACCTTTCAAACATCTGGAGCATTACCTCTTGATGGTCCGCATATATTGCAGGCTCTCCCGACATGCAATATGCCTTGGTAACTCCATCATTGGCAACTGTTATCTTGCTGCCAGCCTTAACAGCTATCTCAGGGGCTAGGAATAGCTTTGTTACAAGCGTCCTCTCTGCCGCCCCTGTCTGTTGGTTTACTGTATCTATCTTCTCGTATGAAAGACGGCATGGAATACCGTCTGAAACGGTGTTCTCCATCTTGGACGTTATCCCGGTCTCGTCATCCTTAATGGAGACATATTCGCTTATTGAGCATACGTCTGTATATGTCATCTCGACTGCTGCCCTGTGGGTTTTAAATATACCCTTAAAATCCATCAGAATACCACCCTTCTGTATCGGTTAAGCTGTCCCCTGTAATTTCTCAACAGCGACTCTGCATATCCGTTTGTCTCGGTAATGGCAAAGCTTGTACTTGTATCGCCAGTGGTTACGGATTTTATGCCCTGTGGCACGTCTGACTCTCCTGGATGCTCATTCCTGTACAGGTCAACCGCCATCCTCACAACTGTATTTTCCAAGCCTTCTGGTATCTCGTGTATATTGCAGTAGTTCATGACAATCTCCCTGGCATCGTTAAGGATAAATTCAAGCCTTGTATCCGTTGCCTTATCCTCTATGGTGGTGTCAATTCCAAGAAGAACCTTTAGGGTGTCAAGTGCCTCCATAAGAGCCTCCTATCCCAGCTTGTGCCTTATTGCAACAATACGTAGCTGCTTTGGTTCATATACAGGGTTCCAGTTCTCAGCCATAGCAAGCTCGCTTCTCAACGGTGTCTCTACATTTGCCCTTACCTTGCCTGTATAAGCAATTCCACGCGGATGAAGGATAAATGCTTTACGATTGATAATATAATCAATACCACCGCCTGTCTGCTTATCCCTGTCTACCTCTGTAGGCACATGCCCCACTGGATTTCCATTGCCATATGCAATTGCACCAGCTCCAAATAAATATGTAGTATATACACCGTCCTCGGTAACAGGGCAGCCATCATCTACCGTTACCTTTCTTCCCTGGTATGTTTCAAACTCCACATCAGTTGAATCCCTCTCAGTTTCGATTAGGTTTTTCTTCTTCAAAAATGCCTTTGTCGCCGAATGCATTCCCACGCCTGAAAGCTGCCCCTGTGCATCTCCAAGGAGCTGGCAGCCATCTATGAAAGCGGATGCACTGATATACTGTGCATCACCCTTTAATAATGTCAAGTCAAGGATATGGTCTTTCATAGGTGTCGTGGCTGTTCCCCCATCTGGTGTATATGTTCCAAACACACCAGAAAGAATTGCGAAAAGCTCTTTCTGCATATCCCTTGCCCAGTATTCAGCTATAAGGTCTCCTATAGCCTTTGCTGGATCAGAGCCTGCAAGTGCCGCTGCTAGGTTCGTGCTGCCCCACATCTTCTGTCTAAGGATTGTGGTGGAAACGTCCTTGTTTGAGCCGATTTTGCTAGGCGTCATCTTGACATCTTCAAGTGTTGCCTCTGACTCGCCCTGCAAATCCTCGAAAAACGGCATGTTGTGTGTACGTGCCGCCTCGCTTGCCAGACGGTCAAACTCTGGGCTGTTGACTACTATACCGCTTTTAAAGAATGCGGAAAGCTCCATCGTCCTGTTGATGACATATGGATTAAACAGCTCTGGTACTATTACGTCTGAAATCTTTGTAATTGCCATATCTTAATTCCCCTCTTTCTAAATTGTAACCCCCGCCGCTGCTGCCAGTGCCCTAGCCTGTTCGGGGTTTGTCTTGAATAATTGTGCCTGTTCGGTCATATTATAGGTTTCCTTTGCGAACGGATTCTTATTATTGCCTCCTGAACCTCCTGTTGGGTTGTAGGGTGGATTTTTTCCCTCTGTCTTAAATAGGTGTGCCATTGTGGTGTCAGCCTTATATGGTTTTAGTGTGTCCTCAACACCTATCGGGTTGTTGTCCTTGTCGAAGTTGAATTTGTCAATACCGCCATGCTTGTATATCAGATAATCTGTATCAATCACGCCAGCTTTTGCAAGCTGCTCCTTCAATGCGTAGGTCTTGACCATATTCAGGTTCTCGGTCTGCTGCTGTGCGAGGTCCTTTTTGAGCTGTGCTATGGTTTCTTGGAGCTTGGTGTTGTCCTTGTTATTGTCCTGTAGCTCCTTGATTGTGCCGTTTAGCGTTTCAATCTGCCCTTCGAGGTTTTTCTTCTCTGCAAGGTCTGTATCATACTTTGCCTTGCTGACATAACCGCCCTCCGACAGGTCGGCATACCTCACATGTTTTAGTTTGTCCGTCTCCTTGGCGTTTTTCTCGTCAATCTTTGCCTTTACCTGGGCGTAAAGCTCCTCACCCAACAATTCTTCAAGCTGCATTTTCCGTTCCTTTCTGGCTTTAACTGTAGCCACACATGGGAGCTATCTGCCCTCCCTTTGGCATATTCCAGACAGTTTTAATGTCTTGATGGTTTTGGACAATATAAAAACAACAGTGGGTTTTCCACTGTTGCATTATCTCTGACTCTTGCAATTTGTGCAAAGCTGTGCTATATTGATTATATTAAAGGCAATACCGCTAGACGGTTCGCCCGATTGATAAGTTTTTAGTCATAAAAATAACCGCAAACTGTCGGGGTCAGCGGTTATTTTTATGTTCATTTGCTATTACGCCCGATTTCATAGCCAAGTGTAAAAATTCCTACACATAGACCAATTACAGCAATCAGGCTTTCTAATGTCATAACTTTATTGTTTCCCTTCGTTTTATTTTTCACCACCATAACTATATCACTCCTTTCGGTGTGAAATTTCTATGATATCAAAATACCACGCAAGGGCGAACCGCCTACCGTTTCGATATTGCCGAAAATGATTTTACCATATTGTATGGACTTTAACAATACCATTTTTTTACTCAATGTATCTTGCTAGTCTATAATTTCCCAGTCTTCTGAAAAAAGTTCTATCATTGTCTCTTTCCATGGCACACGTCCATACCTACTTTCCACATATAGGTAAGGTGCCGTCATTTTGCTATGCTCGTCTGGAAATTGTGCCCTAACTACAACATCGGGACTCCATTTAGGCAACCTCATACCTTTTCCTTTTTTTACTGCCTCTAGTGCTGTTCCAAAATTCATAACTTATTTCTCCTTTCTTTTCGTTCAATATGTCTAGCAAATAATTATTGCTTAGGAAGATATATTTTGTTATAATATATACAAGATATATCTTCAAAGGAATTGGTCGCCGTCCCCTATTATGGATAGATGGTCAATTCCTTTTTTTTATAATTTTTATTATCTTGTCATCTTTTATCAGCATAATATTTTGTATAAATCCAGTATGGTATGAATTAAATAATCTGTTTGCTTGTTCTATAAGATTGTCATTATCTAATGGACAATTTGAAATATCAAAAACGAAATTGGAAGCTTGTTGCTTTTTCTTATTCACCATGTTATATAAAACATTATTGCTCTTGCCAATAGGTTCCTTTAAATCATATTTTTGTCCATCAATTAAAAAATCGGGGGTAGATATTCCTTCTGGCACCATAATTCGAGGAACCATTTTGATATTTCCACCTATTTGCTCTTTTATGATTTCTGCAATATGTTTTTCTTTTTTTGAATAATCCAATACAACATGCTTTCCATCTACTATATATGTAACATTGTCTACCGTATATTCAAGAAGATCTTCTACTGCCCCTTTTCTGTTTGCTTTACGATTTAACACTTCATTTGTTATATCCTTACCTTTAGATAACTCCGTCTTATTCCTACCGTCAACATACTTCGCCTTCCACTGCTCATACGTCATATTGGATGGGACTTCGTATGTCTTGCCTTCATCGTTTCTGGCAGCCCTTGTGCCTTCTTCCTCGTCATCTGGGAAATATGGTACCGTCACGCATCGGCAATTTGGATGGAGTGGTGGAACTGTTAGACCAATCTCATAATCGCTCATTGGGAAGTGTTTTCCGTCCATGCTGCCGCATATATCGCAGGTGTTCGTGTCCAGTGTGGATACAAACTCAAACTCCTCCACATCCAATTCCTTGTAGCACTCGCTTTGGCTCTTGGCGGCTATTGCCGCTGATTCAGTCATATAAAGCCTTCCTGCATTGGCTTTTGATGTTCCAAGCTTCTTGGATAGCTGCTCTATAGCCTTTCTCGGATTCTCTCCCCTTATGATATTCTGTGTAAGTGTCTCGTTAAGGCTGTTAACAAGGTTCTCCTTATTCTGCCACAGCCTGTCAGAGAAGTTTTTGCCATCCTGTGCCCATGAGGTATTGATTGCCGTCCTAACCCTTCTAGTATCAAGTTGATTGAAGGCATAGCCTACACCTGTGCCTTTTTGGATTTCAAAGGCTGTTCGGTAATAGCCTTCTGTATATATGTCCCTTAACATTGCATCCACGTTGTCATTTAGATTTCCATACAATACCTCGCACTCCTGCTGCACCTGAAGCTTTATGGCTTCAAGCCTGTTGATATGAACCTTTGCGGATGCATTCTTTAAGGCTTCACGCCACTGGTCGCTGTAGTCAAGGCTTTCGCCCTTCTTGATATATTCCTCTACCGTCCAGTGAAACTCCTCTAGCTCGTCCTTCCTTAACAGCTCCTTTGCTGCTGAAAGGCTTATCTCGTTATTCTCTGCAAGCTTGGCGTACCACAGCTCTATTTCCCTGTCGATGGATGCCTCGGTCTTTCTGAACTGCTCCTGGGCATATTCGTAATATTCCCTTGTCTTTTTATTCTGGCTTTCCTCAATCGCAGCCATCCTCTTTTTCCAATAGTCTGCATTTGGCATTTATCTTCTCCCAGCCCCCATTGTCAGCATGGTGTTATCATTATTGCCTTTTTTGTTATCATCATCGTCATTATCGTTATCATCATCATTATTATCGTTATCATCATCATTATTATCGTTATCATCACTATTTTGCCCGAATGCACCACCATACATCATTGCATCCTGCTCTTTCTGTGCCTCTTCCTTCTCCTTGGCTATCTGCTTAAGCTCAGCCTCGGCATCCTCTACGAAAGGATGGTTTCTCACTATGGTCTTTTGTGATAAAACACCTGTGCTCTGGGTGCACATTGTAACTAAATCCTTGTCAGACCTTATGGCATTGCGTGTCCATGTCTGTAATATGTCCTCTGCCTCGAAGCCAAGGTATTCACATATTACTGTGACAAACTCCTCGAATCCAACCCTGAACTCCGTCTCCATAAGCCCTGCTTTCAGCTCTAGCAGGGAATACATAAACTTTAGAGCCTCGCCCGATGCATTACCATAGTTCTCAGGCTGTGGATCTATGCCCTGCCCCTGTTCGAATATCTCCTTCCTTGTCATTGAAAGGAGCTTCTCCCTCGCCTCAACTGGTATGTCTATTGTGAGTGTCGAAAGTCCGGGATTATCGCTGTCGCTGTCAAGCTTGACTGTCTTATATTTCTTAAGGTCTTGAAGGAACTCCTTCAAATCAGTCCCGCCGTATCCGCTTAGTATGAATATTATTTCCTGTATGTCCTCTAAGTCATTGACGAACCCACTGTACACCTTGTCGTATGTGTCGATAAGGGCTTTTATCTTGTCAAGGTCGCCTGTCTCTGTATCTTTGTTAAAAAATGGGATAAACGGCACACGTCCCCAATTATGTACGTATCTGTCACCCTCGCCCGATATGTCTATAATGCAATGTCCGAACATTGAATAATATGCAAGCGTGTCAATGTTGGCTGATACCTCGTAGCAGAACGACTCACATTCATATTCGTTCCAAATCTCATATATCACGTATCTCTTGCCATCATCAAGAATCTTGCTGTATGTCCTCATTACTGCCTCAATCTCCCTGTCAAGCTCATCCGTCCATACAGGTATAATCTCCCTGCTGTCAACCACACCGTAGCGGAACCTGTCTTTCTCATCAATCCAATAATGCAGCCATGCTACACCTGCATTGGATGCATTTACACACAGCTTCTTGCATACCTTTGTAAACTTTGCACCCAGCTTCTTTGAAATTGCCTTATTATTCTTACTGCTGCCAACATCAAACAATGGCGGGTATGTAAATGTGTATGAAGCCTTCTGGTCTACAAGCAATCCATGAAAGTTGTGGGATATGCGGTTGTCGGCATTACGTAATGGATTTTCTTCATTACCATCGGCTCTTTCCTTTTCATTGGTATTTTTCGCAAAAATGATATCATTCTGATTGAGGTAATACCTCTCAGCTATATCCGCCTTAAGGACAAAAGCACTGTGTCCAACCTCATATTCCTTTATAAGCTTCTTTGCAGCCTCTAACTCCATAACTTTCCACCTCGCCTTATATATCAACTGCTGCCTGGCTTCAATATTCCAAGCGGCTGTTTTATCCTTATGACCGTCATGCAATAATACCTTAGTGCATCCATGCAGTGGTCAGCAAACTTAACTGGCTTGTCCTCGCCACGCTCTACTGCCTTCTGATCCCACACGTATGAGCCAAACTCCCTTATTGTGTTTATACAGTCCTTATATATCAATATCATCTTGGTATTCAAAAGCGTCCCTACCAGCCTTATACCGTCAAGGACATCATTTTTTGCCTTTTTTACATGGAATCCATACTTTTTTAGCTGTGCAATAAAAGAAGCGGCACTCGGATCAACGATTACCGCCTTTACTTTCTGCCTTGTATCGCCTAGCCATGAAACCATGTCCTCGGCATATTCTATATCAGTCTTTTGGGCATTCTCATCACGCCCTGAATAATAATATTCCTTTATGCATATGTGCTTGCCTGTCGTTGTCTTACGCCATAGCTGGAACACTGTGGCGTTTTGTGTACCATAGTCAACGCTCACATAGTAGTCATCCGTCCACTGGATTCCGTCAAGGCTGTCAATGACGTGCTCCTCCTCATTGAACATGTCATATATAATGCCTTCCGCCATCGCCCAAAGCCCCAATATGTAGCGTTTGAAGAAAACGCCCTTGTACATATTGCGGTATCTCTGTTTGATTTTCTCTGAAAGGCTCAAGTTGTCATCCATTGTGAAATGCAGATATAGGAGATTCTTCTCCACCGCCTTGTCTATCCAGTTAATTTTGAACCAGTGGTAAGGTCCTTCAGGGTTACAGTTGAACCAATATTTTGAACCCTCCACAGAGCATCGTCCTGTTGCCTGGTTGACGAAGGACTCTGGCATAAGTGCCACCTCGTCAAAGAATACACCCGCCAGTGTGATGCCTTGTATTAAATCCTGTGAGCCTTCGTCCTTGCCGCCAAATATGTAGAAATAATTAACTGTGTTTCCTCGGCTGATTATTACGAGGTTGTCATGTCGAAGATCCGATACACTGTAGCCACGTGACCTTAACATCAGTTTCAGCCAGAATAGAACATTACGCCTAAAAGAGCCTATGGTCTTGCCACACATTGCGAAATTCTGACCGTTGAATGTGGACATTGCCCATATTACGAATCCCAAGGACATGCTGATTGTCTTACCAGACCTTATAGCTCCATCGGCTATAATACCATCATGGTCCTTTACAGGTGATGTGTCGCACCACCAGTTTAATATTTTCCGCTGCTTCTTGCTGAATGGCTTGAATTTGAAATACTGCCTAATCCTCTTCATCAGACCAGTCCTCCGCAGCCGTTCCCTTCAATGCCTCTAGGAAACCGTCATCCTCTATCTCATCAGTGTCGCCCTCGTTTACCTTCGCCCTGAGTATTGCAAGCTTTGCCTTTTGCTCTGCTGTCGCTATATCCATATGGTCTGAAAGCCACTTGAGGGCCTGCATCCTGTCGGCAAGCTTTACCTTGACATCACCCTTTATCTTTGATATCTCGCTTATAATGGTGCCGTCCACCTCGTTGGAGTCCTTGATGCTAATGTAATTGACTCTCTTTTTAACCATCTTGCCTGTCGCTTCGTCCAGCGTCTCTGTCTCCCTGTTGCCAAATTCTAAATAATCTGTCATGTCTGCAAAGGCTATATCCATGTATTTCTGGAAGATGTCATCCTCGCTTAAAAGCTCCCTGTTGAGGCGACTTTGCTTTAGCCTTTGAATTTCTTTTTTTACTCCAACATTTTCCAACATTCTATAACTAACTGCCGCTGCTGTATCATAGCTACATTTGTAAGCCTTCTGGTACGCCTTTGTGGCATTGAAACTCTTAATGTAATATATGCAAAAAAGCCTCTGTTTATCGGTTAATTCGCCATTTTCACTTAGCTCTTCAACCTCTGCTGCCAGCGGCTCTTTTTTTGACTTCTTATTTGTCTTTTTTTCTTTTGCAACGTTGCGTTTTTTCTTTGCAACGTTGCAATCCCAATCAAGCCTATTTTTCCAGCTTCTAATTGTGCCTTCAGGCACGTCAAGTTTATGTGCAATATCAACCAGCTTCTCGCCAGCCTTATATAATTTTTCTGCCTCATTCTGCTTGTCTTTATTCCTGCCAACCACGCCACCACCTTCCTTACCGTTTCTTCTTTTGTATTTCCACGAAAAAAGCACTGCGACTGCCGCCACAATGCTTTTCCCATGCTTCAACATAAAATTACTAGAAAGGAGATTCCAATTATGTAAGTAAAGTCTATTTACTCAACTTCTGCCAATACCATATTAACACTTTTTAAACGTGCATTGTGTGCAACTTTCAGTTTTTTGCCTATTCCTAACCAATGCAAAAAGCACCATGACTGCTGCCATGATGCTTTTCTGACGTTTGGCTTTTATTAATTTGTTATTGAGGTTTTGTGTGAAAAGGGTACTCTACATCTATCACCAATAACATATTACCACATTTACAATGTGCATTGTGTGCAAGTTTTGATTTTGGCACATTTTTATCACATAAAACTGATGACAAGCTCTTTCGCCACATTCCATATGTCGCTTGGGCATTTCTCTAAAAACTGTGCATTCCTCGCACTTATGTCCAGCATTTTAGCTTGGTCGCATAAGATTACTCCTGTCGTTTTGGTGCGTAGGTCAAGTTCTATATGGAATGGGTGTTTTTTGTTTGTATTGGTGATGGGGCATACAAAGGCGACGGAGCTATGCTGGTTTAAAATGTCATTGCTCAATATAAGTGCAGGTCTCCTTCCGCTTTGCTCATGTCCTGCCTGTGGTGTGAAATCCATTACGATTATATCGCCCTGCCTATACTTTACCATACCTCGCCTCCAACTGGACTGCCTGTACTGATTTCATTTTCGGATTCCACGTATATTTCATCTATAGGTTTTCCGTAAAATGATTCCAGGCGTTCCTTTAAATCAATTTTCCCACCTGCCTTTGATATTACAATATTATCATCCACACGATTTATATTGACAGTCTCATTTTCAGACATTCCCAATGCATCCAAAAATGCCTTTGGAATCCTTATCCCTTGGGAATTGCCCCATTTCTGTATCACAGTCTGCATATTTTGTACCTCCTTATATAATATAGTATATACTATTGGATATACACGGTCAATCTTTTTCGTCCATTCTACCTTCCACTTCTCAACATGCAGAACAACAGCTCTGTCATGCTTCTTTTCCTTGATCCTATATTGCATGGATAAATTATCTTAGTTTCCCAATCTGACAAATCTATTGATTTATCCAACGGTGTAGGATTTTCAAATTCGTCTGTTACTTCATTGAGCCTTGGCATTGCAACCATCACCCCCACATACATTGATGATTCTGGATAATTATCCCTCAAATAATCCCAAAACTTACCGCTGTTCATATCTGCAAGTAATTTCTTGTAGCATTCCATGGTAGTCACTATATAGTTTTTCTCTCCAAAGAAATTAAGCCCATTATTGCTGTAGACATC